AATGAATGTAAAACCATCAACAATATCCAGTATCAAAGCATCAATCCGATCTTGCCCGGAATCAGCAGGATCCAGGGTCAAAACCGATGTGTCGATGGTGTACAATTCCCCGGCTTTGTACCATGCGGTGGGATCAATCTGATACGTCAATCCACCCAACCAGCTTATGTGCCCACCGGCAACCACCCCGTCAGCCTTGGGAATGTCGGTGACGAATGTCGGAACACTGTCTTTTTCATAATATAAATAATCAATCGGGAAAGTAGGATCAGGTTCAACGTACACATCCTCAACGCCACCTCCACCTTCAGGCAGGTCATGATATCCCTTTTCTCCTTCGTCGTCGGTTCCGTAATATTTGCTGTTCCCCGGAGTGGCTTCGTCACCCACCAATACCACGGGGTCAAGTACCGACCCGTCGCCCGTCACGCTCATATCCGTCTCAACCGTGGAAAGCCCCCCACCAGCAGGAGCAAGCGGTATCCGGTACCCTGACCACTTCCACGATGCCACAGTGTTGCCTTCAGCAAACAAGTACATGGTTGAGAGTGTCGCTCCGGCATTGCGGTGGTAATACTTAACCACCAGCCGGTCTGTGGCCAGCAGTTCAACCTGAGCCATCGGGATGGCTTTGAATTGTTCGACGCCCACGGCTGCCGTGACGGCTTGGGTGAAGGTGAGCAGTTCGGTTTCCGTGCCAGCGGCGATCCGCTTGTAAACTTTGACCACGACGCTGCTTTGCGTACCGCTGCCGACGGCCACCCAGTGATTAAATATCCACGGCCCTGCCGGGATCACCGTCACGCCGGGATAATCAGGCTCGGTGCTGAACTCTTCTATAAGTACGTCACCTGTGGCAAAGTTGGCGGCGGCAGTATATGTTGCCATGACATCCTCGGGCTGTGCAGTGAGCGCCTGTTTGTACCCCGTCAGGTCGCTATCCTCTGTGTGGAGGTAGATCATTTGCCCGCTGGTAAGAAGGCGCGGGTCGATGGATGCGGTGATCTGGTCCGGGCTTAACTTCACATTTCCCCACAGCATGGCGGGTGTACGTGGACTGGCTGCTGGATTGATATACCCGACCGTATATTGGATATAATCAGCATCTGCCTTTGTTCTTATGAAGAAATCCGATGCGACCCACTCACCAACTGCCGCTGCAGGATCACGCGGGAGTTTGGCAATCAGATAATACCCATCATTGTCTGGAAGTGTTAGTACAGTGTCCGGCATTATCCAGTCCCTTCGAGGATCGTAGGATCCACCATCCCGCTCCAATTTCCAGATGTCGTAACGTGAAAGTGTGTCATCCGGCCAGTTGAGGATTTCAATACCACCAGCTCCAATGTGGATTTTGTTATTGTCATTTTGCCATGGTGTTTCAACAAGGCATCCGATGATCTGGAATTGCACCGTTCCGGCATCAAAGGCCAGCATCCTGGGGTCGATGCTCTCGTTCCTGACCGTGGCATCAAGCGACTGCCGGTCATCGGCCGGGTCAAAGATCCGGTTGCGGAGTTCACCAACGGTCTCCTTGTCCTTGCGGATAGTTTCAACCGCCTGCGCATCGGTCTTTTCCTGCGTGCGTTCAACGCGGTCGATTACCACCTGCTGGCGCTCCCTTCGCGTAAGGATACGGTGTTCTGAAAGTGCAAGTTCATAGCCGCCGGTATATGCGTTATATGTCAGCTGGCTGATCCGGTACAGGGCATTTACCCCAAGGTCGGCATCTATGATGGTGATCCGGTCGCCTGCGTCGAAACGGCCCACGATTGTGTTAAGATATGCCGGGTCGATACGGCATCGGTATGGGTATTGCGGGACGCTGTACTTATCAAGGTACTCCTGTGCCTGTGCCAGGAGTTCGGCCTCGGCAACGGTTACATAGCTGCCTGGCTGATCAATATCCACCAGGGTGTATTCATCTCCACCAGATGGGTATAATGTTGCGTTGGGTATCATGTATCCGTCCTCGTCCTTAAACGGCTTTATGAAGATATGCCCCGGTACGTGGTCGTACTCCTCAATTTCGAATTCGTAACCAGCAAGCTCTCCTGTCTTAAACCTGATCTTGGCCGTCAACCCCCCAAGGAGAAATTCTTTGATATCAAAAACAGTGTTATCAGTTATTCTGTACATGCCTCCCGGAAATCGCTCCCGGATGGCATCATATGCAGCCCATCCCGGATCCGTCGGATCGCATTTGAGAACCTGATCGTATGCCTGTATAGGGGCCGTGCGCTGCGGATAGACGTCGTCAAAGAAAACCGTCTTTTCAACCCCCATGTACAAGGTGTCATTTTGCCGCAGCGGGTTTCCGGTAAATTCAAGCCGCGGCTTACCTCCCCTGTAGTCCGGTTTGATGTTTTTCGTGCTGCCATATGCATAAAGGACGGTCACCAGTTCGTCTCGGTTCGGTGCCTCCCTGGTCAGCTCGTACAACCCGGCACCCTTCCCGTACTGCAGGGTGATGCCCTTTGTCGTGGCGATCTGCTTTTTTATGTTTATGATATAGAACACTCCGCCGCCAACGGTATAGCTGATGTCGTACTCCAGACCATACTCCTGAGTCATGCGCTTGACGACTGACATGCAGTCCTCCCCGCGGAAGGCGTGGTTCTTTTTGACCACACCGTCGGCCACACCGGCGATCTCCCCCTTAACGAACTTTCCGGGTATAAATCGGTCCGCATTTTCGCATACCAAATCCACGATGGTGTCCAGGTCTGCGAATATCTCGAAGTCTGCAATACCCTCGAAAAGAAACTGCGACTGTTTCAGCAGTATGCTGCCATGTTCGAGGCGCAGGTTATAGACAAATTTGTTGGTGCTGTTCTTTGTTACATCCGGTTTGGCCATGAAATAGTACGGCTCTTCCTTCTCCCCGTTGCTGTTTACAAGGATATAGCAGTACATGTCAACCGGAAGCGGGCTATTCGCCTCAATGGTGCAGGTCGCGTAGCTGTCACCCTGCAGAGTGCGGAACACCTGAAGGTTGTTTGTCATCAGGTATCCAACTATTGGGGATCCTGAACTGTGATATACCGGGTACGCCTCATATCGGCTGTCTCCCTCGACGGTAAGCCTTAACGTGAAGCTGCCGACCTGCTGCTCTGCCACATAATTGGCCTCCCTTACAAGGCCGATCTGATCCTTCACATACACGTCGTAGACGTCACCATACGGCGTTGTGAGCGTCTTTTTCCCTGGTGCAAGTATTGCCCCGTAGAAAGCGTTTACCTTCGTTAGAAAGGTCTGGTAGGCGCTGGAGGGCGGCACTGCCTCCGCGTGAATCCAGCAGGTGAGTACTATCTCACGCTCTGAGGCGCGGGAGGATGTGACGGAATCCCAGTCGCGGCCGTTGCGGTCGAGCCAGTCGTGCGGGTCATCCTGTATTGCCGGGATGTCCAGCACACCCTGGCTTCGGCTGACATACACGCCGTAGTCCTCAAAATATACCCCGTCAAGTTTCCACTCAATCATCTGTCACGGTTATTGTTACTGTTATATGAATTGCGTTCCCGTACGTCTCCACCTTTGCACCATCCTTGAATACCCCGGTTACGGACACATGATGGGATGGAATGGAGATAGTGTGCTTTACACTCCATCTCATCACTGTTCCGAAGGCTTCAGCAACGGAGGCCGCGTATGCTTTCGACGCGTAATCCCCGAAGAGAGACACGGTTATTTTACGCTCCTCCGTCTTGATGTCGTTTAATGTGAATGCCGGTTCTTGCAGTATCCGCTTGCGTGCCGGGAGCGAAGCGTGGTCCCTGACCGTCTCAATCCGAAGACCGAGCGTTGTGAGTATGTTTACGCCGTCAATCGTCATAGCTGAGCTTTAAGGTAAGCGTTCATGTCCTTCAGTCGGTCATCGATACTGTTGAGCTTCTGGTTGTGCCTGGTGTTTGAGGCGATCTCAGCAAGATGGGTTACAGACTGGTTCATGATGTCGAGCTGCTCCCCAGCCTGGAATCTGCGAAGGCTGGCCATATGCTCCCGGATAGCATACATCTGCCCAGCGATCATCCCGGCGGTCTCCTCAGTGATCCCTTTGATTGCTCCGGCCAGTCCAGTGGTGTCGGCAGCGGCTGCAGCATCGGTGACGATCCCAGCGGTCTGCTCCAGCCCCTGTAGGTAAGCGGCGTTTGCAGATATAATCCTGTCCCATTCGGCTTTCAGGGATTGTTTCTCACTATCGCTTAGTAGCTGGTCAGCCATTGCCTGCTCGAAGTCCTCAGCCCACCTTGCTATCTGAGGCTCCAGCATCTTCACTTTCATCACGTTTAACAGTGCATTGCGCATGAGTTCTTCAAAACTGTCGGCGAACTCTTCCGCTGTGCGCTGGCCATTTCTGAATCCCTCGACAATACTATCCGTGACATTGGCGGAAAGTGTTGCAGTCAATAATTTCTGCTTCTCTTGCTCTGCACTGGTAAGATCCTTAAGAAGCTGGTTATATGAATCTACGGCTGCAATGACCTTTTCATCTGTGATTACACCATCAGTGATCAGTTTATTTACCCTGTCAAGAGAAAATTTACCCATTTCATCATAAAGGAGCTTATCAAGGTCGAGGGAGAATACCCCCTTATAGCTCTCATAACCCAATGCCCCGAATGATCTGGCTAATCCCTTTTGGGTGAGTTGTAGACCTCCAAGTGAGTCCTGAATCTCTTGTATACGGCGAATGTAGCGATCCCATCCCTTTCCAAACCATCCGCTCTGCTTCACCGTCCAGGAAAGCTCCATTTCCTTTAGCTTGGCTTCAGTATCGGCAATGTCCCTGCGGGTTTCTTCAATTACTTTGTCCGTAGCAGAATAACGCTCCTCTCCAAGTGCCTGATCACGGAGGTCGATGTACTGCTGTAATGCCCGGTTGCTGGCCGCAATCCATCGCTCAAACTCCTCCCACGGCTTACTCAACCTTTCTTCAATGCCGCTGGTGTCCATTACCATGGAGTACATCTGTGTCATCAGCCCGGTGACTCCTGCGATCTGCTGGAGGATGTTCCCGCTGGCGATATTGGCCACATTTGAGAAGATGCCTCCGATGTTGTCCAGAACATCCGCCAGACCGGCGTCAATGTCCCGGACCTGATAGGCGAGTTCTCCGAAGAACTGGCTGGTCTGTTGGGCACCGTTGGCGATGTCCTCCATGTCCCATTCCTTGATGTCCTTCTTTATAGCTGCAGCCCATCTGGCCAGCTTTGACATGTTTCCAACGCTTTGCTGAAGCTCTTTGGTATCTATTGGCTCGACGTACTTTCCTGTGGCCTTATCCCTCTCCTTGACCCCTGTGGTCTTTATTGGTGTCATCAGGCTCGGTAGCATGTCAACATCAGCGGATGATGCAGCCTTTACGATCTCAAGGACCTCGACCATGTTGTCCCTGTTAGCCTTCAGCCGGTTCTCAAGGTATCGCTGGTAGTTATCCCCCTGTTTTAGAAGCAGAGCATACTCTTTGTCTGCCCACTCCCTTCCCATTTGCTCTACGGCCGTGTAGTAGGCTTCATATTCTTCGCGTTTCTTGGCCAGATCCTTGGCGACTTTCTCGGCTGGAGTCTCCTTATCTTTGTCCTTCCCCTTGCCGGACATGCGATCCAGTGCTGCATCGATCAGTTTCAGCTCGTTCTGTAATTTTGTCCTGTCAGTGTCGGTAGTCGCTAACTTAATTTTATTCTGCCACTCTTCCTGTACCTTTCCAAGCGTGTCAATAGACTTGGCTTCAGCAATGCGTTGCTGAACTGATTTTTTGGATTCCTCAATCTGCTGCTGCTGGGCGTTCCTTTCATCAATCCTTTGTTGGAGAAGTTTCTCATTAAGGTCGATCTCAGTTTCTATCTGTTCGAGTCTTTTCTGCTCTGTATATCCAAACAGGATCTCTCCAGTTGTCCGATACATACCAGATCCGGGGGAGCTCTGCGCATTTTCTTTCAGCTTTGTCAAACGTTCCTTTTCTCGTTTAAGATTATCGACATAGCTGCGCTGCTCCTCAATAGTCCTGTTCTTTATTTCATCCGTAACCTCCCTTTCCTTAATTGCGAGATCAGAAAGCTTTAATGAATGCAGGTCAAGATTTGAAAAAATAGCAGGGTAAAGTGTCTGAAGATCTTGCAATGCTTTCAACCGGTCTTCTTCAGCCTTTTTTTCGTCACGAAGGGTATCAAGGAGTTTATTTACGGCAGTTTGCCGCTTTTCGTAAATCTTATTCTGCTCTTCAGAATGTTCATTAAACCTGCGTTGGGCATCTACGGTCTGATCAATATGTTTCGTTATGGCCATTAAACCGGCAATCATGGCCGTGATACCTGCAACTGCCAAGACATATGGATTTGCAAGCATAGATTTATTCAGCGCCTGCTGAGCTGTCACAAGGCGAGTCTTCCACAGAACTGCCCTGGCATCTGAGGCCACCAGAAATCCATTTGACTGAACAACCAGGGCATTAACCGCGGCTTGCTCTGCCAGAACGGCATTGTAAACGATCTGTGCGGCTTTCGCTGCACCAAGTGTGACAACAAGTCCCTTGATGCTGTCGATAACGGTTTCGTAATTCTGCACCAGGCTGGTCGCTCCACCGATCAATCCAGCGAAGGTACCCTCATTGGCCTTCCCAAGATCGTTGAGCATCCGGTCCCATGCATCCTGAAAATTGCTGATCTGCCCCTGAAGTGTCTTGCTGATGACCTCCATCGTCCCCTCCACGCCTTTCATCGTCCCAAGCTGGGCAATGGCGTTTTTGGCTCCATCGATAGTCCGCTCAAATTCGATTCTCTGACCTCGGAAACTGATGGCCACCTTTTCCCCCTCGGTCTGGATCCTGGCCCCGAATTCCTTCCACCGCTCAGGATTATTGATATCCATGATGGCCTCGAAGAGCTGCCCGATGGGCTTGCCCGTCACCGCTGCGAAGTCGCCCAGCTTCGTGAGCTCCTGCTGCGTCAGGACAATTCCCTGGTTGGCGAGCTTTACGAAATTCTCGGTGATGTCCTGAAGTTGGTAGGGTGTGCGTGCCGCGAACTCTGATAATCCTTCAAGGAGCGAGGAGGCCCGGACATTATCGCCGTCAAGGGTGTTGGTGAGCACCGCCTCGAACTTCTGAAACTCCCCACGGACACGAACCATTTCCTGAGCGAAATTGGAGAGAGAACCGACTGCAAAGTAAGAGGCAATTCCAGCTCCGATTTTTGCGAAGAGGTTCTCCATCTTATTCCCCTCGGTCTTGATGTCGTCGGTCATATCTCGGATGGTGCTGTTGACCCTGGCAACATCCTTGTTCAGCTGGTCGGCGTTTATCCTTGCGTCGAAAAGTAGTGCGCTCATGGTTTAATATACTTGGCGAATTTTTCTTTTAACACGTCAACGGTACCCTCGTGGGTGTGCTCCTTCTCCTTCTCCTCGTCTGTCTTGGTCCGGTAGTATGGCATATCCCGCATCTTCAGAAGGATGTTGATCCAGCTATCACCCCATAAGGCATCAT